GATTGACCCAGTTACCCATTAGACGATAGAATCTTTGGCTCGTCGGAGCGTAGCGCAGCCTGGTAGCGCATCTGATTTGGGATCAGAGGGTCGTAGGTTCGAATCCTATCGCTCCGACCACGAGTATCAAGGCAGAAGACGGCATATATACGTCACTGTCTAATAGAAAGTCTAACGGCTGTCTAACGGACTATGCCGGATTTGCGAAAGGCCGCCTCACAATGGCGGCCTTTTTCTTACCCGCTATACTGTATATCCATACAGTATTTTGTGACGCATCATGGAACCGCTTTGGGAGTATCAGTGGGAATTCGTGCCATATCCATACGAGGGGCCAGCACAGCGCACGGGCTTCTGGATGACAGACGAAGAGGCACAGCAATGGCACCCAGGAAAGCACCATCGATCGCGTCGCTTGGACGAAACGCGACGAGACCGGAACGCGCAGCCGAAGCCACCAATCGGCCTATTCCCGCCCGTGGAAGCTCGGCCGAATAGATACACTGCCGAGAGGCCACTGCCTGCCTTTCGACAGCCTGATTTGCAGGAACTCCGGCTATGGTGGGTCGATCCGCGAAGCTGCACGTTTGACGAAATCCATCGGCTGATTCTGGAAGTGGTACGCCTGCGCCGAAAACTCGAAGATGGCCGCAAGACCTGATCAGTGCACAGCCGCCGTCAGCGCGTCGTAGTCCCGCTCGCACTGCTGGCCGGCGATGCCGCGCTCGTCAGCGATTCGCGCGAACTCTCCCGCAGCCTCGTCAGTCCGGCCGAGCACGTCGGCAAGCAAATCGAGGGCGTCGCCGGCTGCCGGGCTTCCGGTGGCAGTGGCGGGATGGCGGGCGCGGTCGACGAGCACGGCAACTTGCTTGCGCAGGCCGTCAGCAGCAGAAGCGGCGGCAGCAGCATCAGCGCCTGCCTGGTCACGTTCTTTCGCAGCATTTTCAGCAATCTCCTGTTGAGCCGCGGTGCGGCGTTGTTCCTCGGTACGAGCGGCCTCGACCGCCTTCGTTTGCGCGGTCGCTGCCTCGGACTTCATATCGGCGATCTGGCGCGCACTGATCAGGTGCTCGACCTCGAAGCCGGCCGATGCGCCGAGCAGCGCGGCAATCAGGTACGGAATGGCGATTCTCAGCATCACAGCCCCCTCTCGCAGAGTGCGCGCTCCTCGGCGCGCCGTTTCACAAGGCCGGGCAGCACGCGGCCGCCGGCCGTCACCCACTGCGGCCGGCCGCTGTCCGACTCGTTCATCGCGCGGCACGCGCCCCGCCAGTCGCCCGCATTGAACCGGCGCGCGGTCGAGCTCGAGCAGTACGCGCCGGCGCCGATGTTGTAGGCGAAGCTCACTGCGGCCGCGAGCTGGTACGTGCGGCCCTTCAGACCGGGCGTGCACTTCAGCACCGGCTCGGCGTGCACGATCAGTTGCTGCTCGAGCGACGCGCGGCACTCGGCCTCGCTGTATCGCTGGCCGACGACGACGTTCGTCGTGTCGCCCATGCACTTCGTCGGGATGCCGATCGGGTCGCGATATCCGACGTGCCGGATCCCCTCGAACTGCGGGACGACAGAAACGAGAAGGGCCGCTGTCGCGGCCCCCACTACTCCCACCAGAGTCTTCTTCGGCGCATTAGCCATCAGCCTTCTCCACGCGCGTCATGCGCGCCAGCATCACCAGCACGAAGCCGGCAGTTGCAATCCAGCGTGCCGCCCCATGCGGCAGCGCATCCTTCAGGTCGTCGGGCAGCTCGTGCCATGCGTCGAGCAGCGCGGGCCCGGCGCCAAGCGCGACGGCCATCAGGCTCGACAGCCGCACCGACGAGAACTTGTGCGCCTGGCGCCATTCGTCGATCAGTTTCAGTTTCACGTCACCCCCTCCCGATGACTGCCTTCGCCTTCCGGCGCAGCAGGATTTCGATGTACTGCGACCCGACGATGCCGAGCGCGCTGCCGATGCCGAGCAGCGCGAGCGGAGCGAGATTCGGGATCTGCAGCAGCGCGACGCCAGCCACCATCGAGGTTGCTGAGCCGAGCAGCGCGCGGCCGACGATCACGCGAAAGGTCAGTTGCTCGCTGCTGACGAGCAGCTTGGCGATGCCGATGAGTGCGCCCATGACGATCAACTCCAGAAAGGTCTTCTCATGCTCTTGCATTCGGTCTCCGGAAATGAAAAAGCCGCCATAGGCGGCTCAATGAAGGCTTCGCACTGCGATCACGGCAATGCTGACGGATTGGTGAACGTGTCACCGTAGTAACGTCCACCCGCCGCGAACGCGGCCGCATACAGCGCATCGTCGATCGCCTTGACCTGGGCGAACGTTCGTCCGGCCACGGTCAGATCCTCGAAAAACACGCGATACATGATGGCGCTGAAATCAACATTTCTTGCGCCATCGCCGTACTGACTCGCGATTTGCCCGAAGCCGAACGGCGTCGCAATCAGATTCGTCGTGCTGGTCGGCGGGGTTCCTTGGAACGTGTTTGCCCACTGCTCGATCGTGTTGCCGACCGTGTTTTTCGATGGGGAAGTAGAACTGGCCTGCATCGGCGCACTTCCCAAATGGCCCGTGATCCCTTCGTTGCAGATGATCGAGCCCACGCCGGACGTCGAGCCAATATACGCATATGGCATCGACATCGACGAGAGCGCAGCTCGCGTGATCGAGTACCAAACCGACAGATAGTACGAGTGCGTCGGATTGGCCAGGATGTAGCTCTGGATTGTCGCAGGCAACTGCAGGGACGCCTGCCGAGAGTTGGCCATCGTGGCCTGCGAGGTGATCACATGCAAACCACCCAAGGCACTCCGCTCCATGAGCATCGACGTGTTCGGTGCCGCGGCATTCGAGCCGTCGTTCCGATGGAAGATCGGCATCACGTTCGCCGACTGGTTGCCGAGCAGGTTGCGCGCCGAGACCTTCGCAATGTTCGGCATCGGCGTATCGGCATATTGTCCGGATGCAAACGCAGGCGCTGCCGGGAGCCCAGAAAACGGATTCATCGGGTGAGCAGGCTCCCACAGCACCAGCGTGCCCGCCGAGATCAACTGATCATCATAGGCTACCGGAAGATTGCCGGAGTTGTTGAGCGACCCCGGCAGAATGATGTCGAGACAGGACATGCGTTAATACCCCCTGGAGTTGATTGCGGCCTGCACCAATGCAGCGGTATTGGCTTTGCCGGTTGCGTTTTCGTGGATGCCATCGACCAGCACGGTATTCGTCAAAACTACATAGGTATTGCCGTTGACCGTCTGCGCAGCCCCCCCGCCTAGAGCAATGTGATTCGCGAGCGGATCGATAAAGCGCGAACCGTGCGCGGCCGCAAGGGCAGCATTGAGTGCGGCGATCTGGCTCAGTCGGGTGTCCGACGTCACCTGGTCAGGCTGGTTTCCGCCCATCGTGGTCGGCAGATCCGCATAGCCGTTCGTGACACCCATCACGATGACTGACTTGGCACGTGCTTTCGCGGTGGCGACCATCGACTGAACATAGGCGAGCACCGAGGCCTGGCTGTAGTCAGTCTTGCCAATATCGTTCTTGCCGGTCCGGATGATGAGGACACCCTGCTGAAGTTTGGTCAGCGGCGTGGCCGCCGCCGCGCTGGTGCCTGCGACCCAGGCCGTCGTGATCGTCGCCGGTGCTGGATTCGCGACGGCAACCGCTGAGCTCGGAGGCGTAACCGGCGTAAGCGTATAGTTCGTGGCGTCGGGGGTCGCGAGGTCGCAGAGGATGCCGCCGACACTGACACGCGCTACGCTGCCGGCTGCAAGCATCGGAATATTCGGCACACACGCGACCGATCCGCTCGTCGGAATCTGGTTGCCTGTGATGGCGAGTGTCAGCCCGGGAACGCCGAATCGCACGGCAATGCTGGCCGTACGCTGGCCACCGATGCCTTCGTTGTACACGGCCCGGCTTGGGTATAGCGCCGGCATGTTATCGCCGTAACCCGAACCAGTGGCCGTCATGCTGTCGCCATAGAGAACGAGATCGGTCGTCGCGAGTGGCGGATACGAGACGCCGACCGACGGATCCACCCACTGCGTCGCGGTGCCGAGCTGATAGAGGATCATGCCGTCCGGGGTGGCAGTTGGAGACGTAGCCGGTATCGATCCGCTCGTTTTCCACGAGATCGAGTTGTCGAACTTCAAGCGCGCACGTAACTGCTGGACGCCGCTACTGTCTTTGAACTGCTCGACATAGTAGTTAGCGGTCTCGGCGACTACTGCGCCCCCGGTATCGGCAGTGGCAGCGCGCGAAACGTATGCCTGGATTGGCTGGCTCGCATCCTTCGGGACGCCGATCAGCATGCGCTTGTTTGCGTCGAGGACGCGGTACAAATAGCCGACGATTTCATTCGTCAAGACCATCGGCAGCTGGGCTTGCGTAGCGGCGTCTAGCGCCGAATAGTTCACCGTCCCCGGGAGCAAGTTCAGCGGGACATGCATCGTCATGCCGACTGTCGCATCCGCATCGAGGTCAAGGATCAAACGCGATAGCGCGTCACGCCATCGCATAAGCTTTTGCGTGGCGGCAGGATCGACCCCATTGATCAGTGCCTTCCGATTCGCATCGATTGCAGCATCCCCCGCCGCTCTCGCAACCGCTTCCCCAGCGACTCCGGAAGTATTGCTACTGGCGACAATGCTGATTGCCGTCGTCCCCATCGTGATCGTTGCCGGGTCATTGACAACGCGAAACGCATACCCCGAATACTGCGCTCCGGAAGTTGTTAGCCAGCAAGCAAAGCCCAACTTCGCCGCAGCGTCGCAATCTGTTGCGCGTGTGGCAACCCACGGCGTGGTAGCGCTACCGGCGCTAGTTAGCGTGTAAACGCCATACGAAACATTCGATCCACCTGCCCCGGTGGCGTCCCAATGCAGGAATCTATCTCCGACATTCAGCGTCTGCCCGTCGACAGTCGGGAAAACGCCATTGGCTACCGCGGTAATCGTCGCACCCACGCCGGCCGCGCCATTGGCATACGTGTAGCTCGGAAGGCTGACAGCCTTGGCCGCCCTGATCGAGCCACGATTGGGGACGCCGGTTTGAGCATTGATTGCACTCGTAGCCGCCGCGGAAGCGCTTGCGCTGGCTGCCCCAGCCTGAGCCGTCGCGGTTGTTGCAGCTGCTGTCGCGATACCGGCCTGCGTCGTAGCCGCCCCAGCATTGGACGCGGCACTCGCCGCGCTTGCGCTGGCCGCCGCGCTCGCCGCCTGCGCAGCCGGCGTTACGTCTCCAGTATCACCCTTGTCGCCCTTGTCTCCTGTATCGCCCTTGCTCGCGAGCAAAGACCACTTCGTCGGATCGGTGCCCGGCGTGACGCCTGTCGACGGAACCACCGCCACGTATGACGACCCCGAGAGCGTTACCGTATCAAGCGCCGAATAAGCTGTCGACGAGCTGTACACGCCGCGGAACGTATATCCAGCACCTTGCGGGCCGCGCGGGCCAGTATTGCCAATATTGACGACGGACGTCTTCTGCCCGATCGTTACCGAGAACGCACCCATTCGTTAGATCCCCGTAGAAACGCTTGGAGAGAAATACGCATCACCTGCGAGAGGCCGAATTACCTTCCCGCTGGGAGATTTGAGTTTGAGATCCCATACTCCCAGACGCGCACATTTCAGGCCTTGAATCACGTATTTGACCTGCGTGTAGTCGATGCCGATGGGTGAGGACAGCGCAGCAGCAATATCGGCACTCCCGGTCCCGTCCTGATTCATTACGATCCCGCTCGTCTGAGTGAGTGAGATCAAGGTGGTCGCTGCGCCATAGTCCGCTCGGATTTGCAACTCCGCGGTGTAGGTTGTTAGGTCAGCCGGGCTCCCATCATCCTCGGTATAAGAAAAGCTGATTGGTAGGTCGACTCCCTGCTCGATCAAAATATCCAGTCGTGCTGCACTCATCTGGACCTCTCCAAAGTCGCTAGAAACAAAAAAGCCGCCCGGGGGCGGCTCTCACATCTTGTTGACGATCGCGCTCACGGCTTAGGGAACTTCGCCTTGACCGACTTGCAGTGTTCGACCCATGCGACCGTCTCAGGCGGCAACACAAGCCCCTTCTCAGTCAGCGAATCAAAGCCCTTCATGATGGCGTCGAGCTGATCGCCGAACGGCATATACTCGGCCGCGCGCAGTGGGCCTGGATCGACTTCATGATGGATCTTCACGGCTGCGTCACCTCGAACGTTGCGTCGCGCATCGGCCATGCCTTGACCGTCACGGCGTAGGTGCCAGGCTGCGAAAACGACAGATCGCAGTGGTCGTCCGTGCAGTCGTGATCGACGCCATCAACGTTGATCGTGCACGGCGCGGGCAAGCTCGTGAGCTGCAGGCCAGCGAGCACCGCCGTATTCGCAGGCCGCTCGACGATCTGACCACCTTTCACGTAATGCGTATCGGCATCGCCCGAGCCGATCACCAGCACCCCACCGTCGGGAGCGGACTGGATTTCGAACATGAACGCAGGGATTGCGCCGCGATAGAGAATCCTGCCGGTTGCGTCGGCGGCAACGTATTGAGTCCCGGTATAGTCCAGCTGGTCTTCGCTCATCGCTTTGCCTCAAAAATCGCGATCGTCGAGTTGGTGAATCCGCCCTGAGGAACCTGAATCCCGATATCCAGCACCTGAGCCGCCCATCCGCCAAGTCTCACAAAATACGAAGCCTGCACTTCGTCGCCAGTGAGGGTCGCGTAACCATTGCCGTTCACGGTAAGCGCCGCGATCCCGGGAACCCGTGTGCCTAGGTTCGCGTTTCCGGTTCCGTGACAATAGCCGCCGAAGAAGAGAATCAGGTCGCCGCCCGAACTCTGGTATTGCACCGACTGCCCGTTGGTGAGGCCGCTCCACGATGCCATCGTCGTGATAGCGTTCGCACCGACTCGCAGCGTGTCGATCTGCGCCGTGCCGATTTTCGCGGTCGTAATCTCCGCGTCACCGATCTTTGCGTTCGTGATCGACGCATCCGCGATCTTGGCGTTGGTGATGTTGCCGTCCTCGATCTTCGCCGTCGTAATGGCCGCGTCGGCGATCTTGGCGTTGTCGATCCACGCAGTACCGATGAACGCTTGGTTGATGAACACCTGGCCGCCCTGAATCACGAAGGGCGACGCCAGCGCAGTACCGTTTGGATCGAGCACTGCGAAGCGGCTGGCGGCCACGAGAACCTGCGACTCGATGATGCCGTTGTCGTTCTCTACGCCGACGCCGATCCCTGCGACATACGTTCGACCGGTTGGCCCGACCAAGGCCGTCTTGATCGTGTACATCGCCGCGAGCTCGCTCGTGATCGCATCAGCTTGCGCCACTGCGCCGGCGCCCGAGTTGATCTTCGTAAGCAGCGCCTGCGCAAGCTGCGTTTCGCCGATCTGCTGAGTCAGATACGCGAGGATATTCGTCGCGTCCGAACTCGCTTGACCATGCACGCCAGCCGACGAGGTGTCCGGATACCACGCTCCGATATTGCCCGTCGTGTCGACCAGTCGCGCCCAGAAATACATGTCGTATCCGGCAGCCAAGCCGAGCAGCGCGGCTTTGTTGGTCGGATAGCTGTACCGGCCGAGCGCCGTCGCAGATGCGAAGTCCGCCGTGTGGCTGTAGTAGATCTCCGTATAGGCAGTGTCGCCGGCACCGGCCGGAAACGACCAGTCAACCTCGATCGCGAACACCAAAGACGTCGTCGCAGAAAGGCCGGCCACTGTCGGGGGCGGACTCGTCTTGCCGGTCAGCGCCGTGCTCGACGAATACGCCGGAATGGACGCGACGCCCATCGCATTGACCGCACGCACGCGGGCATCATACATGCCCTGATAGATGCCACTCACCTCGACCTGCAGGCCGCCCGTCGGCGACGCAGGCACCCAATCGCCGTTGTCCTTGCGCCACTCGGTCGTGTAGTTGACGGCGTTCGCCGCCGCATCCCACGCGATGACCATCACGGTCTTCGAGATGCCCTGATCGATCACCGAGTACGTCGAGAGCCGCACGTTCGTCGGCGGGGCCTGCACCGATGGCGGAATGACCGTGATCGGCCGCGCCTGAATCTGCGCGCCGTCGTCGATCGCCGAATATTTTCCGGGCTCATGCTGCACCGCGTTGACGGTGTAGATGATTTGCCCGTTATCGGACGCCTCCTGAACGCTCACGACGCGGAAAAGCTGCGACGCGAGGTCGACACTCTCCAGCATCCATACCGCCCCGCGCACCGGATCGGCGTCGTACGCCGCCGTAACCTCGATGTCGTCACCGGTGACGGCCTTCACCGTCCGCGCTTGCGCCACGCCCGTCGGCAGGATCACGGTGAGAGTGTCGCCCGGTGCGGCGGTTGGCGCATTGTCGAGCGTCACATGCACGCCGCTCGCGGACCGGACGCGCCCACCGATGCGCCGACCAGCTTTCGCCGGATCAGCGACCGCGATGATCTGCCCCGGCGCGCACAACGTGCCGTCCAGACCGACCGCGAACGAAACCGTATTCGTCTCGTAGCGGCTCGTCAGCAGCGTCCACAGGCCAAGCCGGTGAGCCTGTCCCTGCGACGTCGTGCCGAACGCGGTGATCTGCGCCTTTCGGACGCCATACCGCGAAATCCCCGCGTCGTCGGGAACATACTCGACCGCCTGCTTATATGAGTTCGCCGGGTCGTTCCAGCTCACGAGCGCCACGGTATATCGCGTCTTGCGGGCGGAGCCGACGTAGGTGAATGCACCGTTGACGACGTTCGCAGCGGTATAGACGTACACCGGATCCGCCGGCATATCAGATGATGCGACGACGGCGCCCGGCCCCCAGTAGGCAATGCCGCGGAAGGTCGTCGCGAGATCCTGCAGCACCTTATATGCGTCGGCCTGCGACTGGATCACGCAGTTGCATGTGAAGCGCGGCTCCTGACCGCCTTTCCCGTCCGACACCATCACGTCGCAGTATTGTGCGATCTGGTACAGCCCCCACTTGTCGAGCATCGACGCATCGACGCGATCGCCAAGGCCATACCGCGCGTTCAGCACGAGGTCGTAAAACACCCACGCCGGGTTGTTCGACCACGCTACCTGAAACGTCCCATCCCACGTGCCGGCGTACGTCCGCAAGTCCGGGTTGTAGTTCGACGGCACGCGGATCAGCAGGCCCTTCACGTCGTATCCTCGGGTCGGCACCGAACTGAACGACTGCGCATCGAACGACATGCCGACGAGCGCCGTGTTCGGGTACCGGAGCTTCCGGTCGATGACCTCGGTGATAGCTTCGATGTTGACCGTGTCAGCAATCGACGAACTATGCGCGTTCGGCGTGATCCGGCGCACGCGCACGAGCCAGCCCGACGTCGCATGCGGGAGGTCGATGCGCACGCTGCGCTCGTAGAGGGATGTCGTCTTGCCGTCAAACGCGGCGTCCACTACTTGAGAGTACGCGCCACCGTCCACCGCGAGATCGATCGCATACTCGACCCGATACCCCGTCACGTCGCCGTTCGAGGTGTTCTGCTGTTGAAACGCCGGAAGCCCGAATCGAATCCGGACAGCCGTCAGTTGCACATTGCTGACGCTATGCACCCACGGTGCGTCGGACGTGAGCGGGACGCCAACGGCGACCTCATTCTCGACGGCCGGGAACCCCGGCATATAGGCCTGATCCACGGTCCCGGTGCGCGAATCGACCGAGTAGTTCGTGAAGTTGTATGTGCCGTCGGCATTCTGGATCGGCGTGCCGCCGAGATATACGGATTGCAGGCCATTCGCCAGGCCGTAAATCGGCCCCTCGGAAATGACGTCCAGCACACGCGCATACGCGATCGAGTGCAGGCTGTCGGGCGACTGGGTTGCCGCCGATCCGCCGCCCCCTCCCTTCGAACCTTGAATGCGCATGCTATGCCTGATCCTCTGCGTAAATTCCGCTGCTGACGACCTTCGACCCTGCGAGCACGCGCCCATAGACGAGCGGCACCGGATCACCCTGCGCCGAGCTATTCACCGGGCCGTTGAAGTAATACGACGCGCCGTTGTTTGCGGCCGTGCTCGCAAGACCGCTCGTCTGCGGGCTCAGCATCTGCATGACGCCGCCGAGCGCCATCGCCGCACCCATTCCGAACACCGCACCAGAACTCAGTGCTGCAATACCGAATGCGCCGCCGCCCGGTATGAAAAACGATGCAGCGATGAGTGCGGCGCCGAGGATGGCCTGAAACAAGCCACCGGACTTCGCGCCAGTTATGACCGGCGCGATCCGGATGTCCTCGCTGCCGGCCGGATGGTGGATCTCGTCGACCGCCTGGTTGTGCCGCCCGTTGAACACCGCGAACGCCAGCCCGTTGTCCTTTGCGTTCATCATGAACTTCTCGAAGCCGGGCACGACGACGCTCAGCGCGCGTACCGCCTCCGCGGTCGACTTGACGGCGAGCCGGTGCACACGGCCAAACTTCGCGCCCAGCACGCCGTACAGGCGAATCGTTCTCAGCTTTTCATCCATGGTCTCTCACCCGCATATCGAAGCACCGTGCGCAAGCTGTGCGCCCACATGCCGCCCCACACCACACGCCCGGAAAGTCGGCCGTACATGTGGTGGAGCATCACCCCATCGCCCAGGTAGACGCCGGCGTGATTCGGCACGCCGTTGCGGCTGCGGATCTGCATCAGCATCACATCGCCAACCTCGAGCACCGCATCCTGGCCGACGTCGGCGAACCCATACGACTTGAAATTGTCGAGGTACAGACTCGACTTGCCGTCATCCCACCATCCGTCCATCCGGTCGAAATCCGGGAAGTCGAGGCCGTGCTCGAGCTTGAAGTAGTCGCGCAGCAGCGAGAAGCAGTCGAGCGCGCCATGCGAGAACTCGCGACCGATGAGCGGCGCGACATAGCCGCTCGGGCCGAACTCGCACCAATCGTCGACGCCAATCGAACCGTTGGCCTGGACGCCAACCGATACAATCACCCACTTCGCAATGCCGCTGCGCTCACACATCGCCTTGTCGCCCATGCTCGGCCGTGCCGGCGCGCCCGGATGCGAATGCACGAGCGCGACGACCTCGCCGTGATCCTCGGCGTTCGCGAAATCTTCCGGCGACAGCGCGAAGTGCTCCGACGGCGTCGCCGCGACGTTGCGACACGGGACATATGACTCGCCGGCCGCCGTGTGCACGATGAGCCCCACTGCCTCGCGCGGGTACTCCGCGACGGCGTGCGCCGTGATAGCGCTCTCGATCGATTCGTTCATGCCAGGGTGTCGCTCAAGAAGCCGCCAAACGGCAGCGGGTTGTTGGCACCGAATCGGCACACGCAGCTGCTCATGCGACGCCCACACACGTCGAGCGCCGGGTCCGACACCGGGTTGTCCTTGGCGTCGAAGTACACGGTGCCGGTATAGCCGCAGTTCGCGTCCCGATAGAGCCACGGGCAGCCCGCAGTGATCTGCCGCGCCGGGATCTGCTGGCCGCCGAAGTCCAACGCGGACGAGAGCATGAAGTCGACCTGCACGTTCGTCTCGCTCGATTTCTGCTCCACGTACCAAAGTTCTGGCGCCATTTCCTCGGTCGGATCAGCCGCCGGGTTGCCAGCCGGGAAATTGAGGGCATCGAGGTATTTCACCAGCGTCCGGCGCCGGCGAACCTTCGCCCCGACCAGATCGGCGAGATAGACGCAGAGCGCCGAGATAGTTCCGTCGACGTTCGCGACCGACAGCGTCGGCGACGGCTGCTGCGCATTCGACGTATGCTCGAAGCCCGACGCCTGGATCGGCCACGCCTTGTACTCGTTGCCCTGCCACCAGATCGACTGCGATTCGAGGTGTCCGTGGAAGCGGAGCATGTCGCCGCCGATCGGCGTGCAGTCGACCTCGAACAGCTCGATCAGGGCGCCTGGCTCGAGCTGCTGAATATCTGCGGAGATCGTCATATTTCAGGGGGCGAACGTCTGATCGAACGTCGCCGTTATGGTGTAAGTGCCGCCGTCTTTCGTCGGCTCGGAGTACTTCTCGCACACGAACAGGCCGGGATCGCGGAGCGGCGGCCGCCACCAGAAACCGGAGCAGCCGAGGTGCGCATCGAGAAATGCGAGGATCGCTCCAATCTTCACGGCGTCGCCGATGAACGTCAGGTTGAAGGAGGACGCGCGGTTATTCAGGCCATCAGCGACGCGCTGCGCGTAACCGTCGCCGAACTGCGCCTTTCGGACGCGGAACGTCGCGCTGCCCGCGTGATTCGCCACCGCGGGCACCCACTCGAAAATGTCGGCCATCACGCGATTCCATTCTGGAGCTTCCAGAGGACGCCGCCCTGCCGGCGCTCGTCCTGCAGGAGCGCCTGTACGGCCTGTTTGATTTTCTTCGACAGCTCGGCGCTGTTTTGCTGATCCGCAGCAGACGTCCGGGCGCCACCCTCAACTGTGACCGGAGCATTGACCTCGATCGTCAGGCCGTTACCGGAGCCGCTCGAGACGGACGGCGAGGAACCAACGTAGCCGCCCGTCGCGAACCGTGGCGCCGCCGCGACCGGCTGCTTGCCGTTGAGCGCCTCGAGCAAACCGCGATACTTCGACGTCGCCGCGGCATTCACGACGAATTCGCCATTCGACAACCGGGCCATGATGCTGTCGCTGGTGCCGCTGCCGGGGCCGGCGATGTACCCGCCGTCAGCGTGCCCCGTCCCGAACCCGTTCGTCAGGTTGATCATGTTGTCGAGCGAGTCGCCGGGAAGCGCGCTCGATACACCGGCCGCCACACCCGTGTTCGATCCGAAAAACCCGCTGAGCAACGTGCCGCCGATCGATGCAAGGCTCCCGAGGAATCCGCTTATCGCCGCCTTGGCCGACATGCGCGCAAGATCCGCAATGACCGAGTTCGCCAGCGACGTGAAGCTGAGCTTCCCGGTCTGTGTGAAGTTGACCCATGCATTCTCCATGCCGCTCGTCACGGTGCTGAAGAGCTGCTCGGTCTGCTTCATCTTGTTTTGCGATTCGTCCATGTAGTTCGCCAGCGCGGTCGACGCGCCGTTGATCCAGTTCGC